CCCTCGAAAAAGATTGCAAGAGAGCGACAATATCCATGAGAAAGAAAAAGTCTGCCAAAGAAAATCATATTTTGGCCTATTATCAGCAGGTTAAAGCCGGGGACATCTGCGTGGGGCAGTGGATCGTGGCTGTTTACGAGTATTTGGTCGCCGGACTGGAGGAAAAACGGTTCTTTTTCGACCAGAAGAAGGCCGACGATGCCATCCAGTGGATAGAAAAGCACACGTTTCACACTGAAGGCCGTCTGGCCCCGGGGGTGCTGAAACTGGAACTCTGGCAGAAAGCGTTTATCTCCGCCATCTTCGGTATCGTCGATAAAGACGGCGAACGGCAGTTCCGCGAGGTGCTGTTGGTGGTGGCGAGGAAGAACGGCAAGAGTCTTCTGGCGGCTGCCATCGCGGCATACATCTGGCGATGCGTCGGGGGATTCGGGGCGAAGGTCTACTGCATCGCGCCGAAGCTGGAACAGGCGGACATCATTTACAACAACGTCTGGCAGATGACACAGCTTGACCCGGAATGGCAAGCGATGAAAGAAGCGCAGAACGAGCGGGACGAACACAACAAGCGCATCAACGACGATTCGATGCTTGCCAGGCACAGGATGACAGACCTCTTCATTCCCGGCATCAACAGCACGGTCAAGAAGATCGCGTTCAGCGCCAAAAAGTCCGACGGTTTCAATCCGTCCCTGTGCGTGTGTGATGAAATAGCCGCATGGGAAGGCGATAAGGGGCTGAAACAGTATGAAGTCATGAAGTCCGGCATGGGGGCGAGGCCGGACGGCCTGCTCCTCAGCTGTACGACTTCGGGATATATCAACGATTCCATTTACGACGAGATGATAAAGCGGGCGACCAGGTTCCTCATGGGCGACAGCAAGGAAAAGAAGCTGTTGCCCTTTTTGTATCTCATCGACGATATCGACAAATGGGACGATATTAACGAACTGCGGAAGAGCAACCCCAACTTGGGGGTATCCGTGTCCGTCGATTTCATGCTCGAAGAAATTGCCGTGGCGGAAGGCTCTCTCAGCAAGAAGGCCGAGTTCTTGACGAAATACTGCAACATCAAGCAGAACTCGTCCACGGCATGGCTGTCCACCAAGGCGGTGGAGAAATGCGGCGGCTTGTCATTTGCGCTTGAGGACTTCCGGAACAGTTACGCCGTCGGCGGCATCGACCTCTCGCAGACCAGAGACCTCACCGCCTGTTGCGTCGTGATCGAGCGCGGCGGGGAGTTGTATGTATTCGCGAAATTCTTTCTTCCCGCCGAGCGCATCGACGAGGCCACGCAGAGGGACGGCGTACCGTATAACGCTTACATCAAACGGGGGATACTCCAGCCCAGCGGGGACAATTACGTGGATTATCACGACTGCGAGGCATGGTTTCGGATGCTCGTGGAAGAGTATCAAATATTCCCGCTCCAAGTGGGATATGACCGCTACTCCGCCCAGTATCTCGTCCAAGACATGGCGGCGTTCGGTTTCCACATGGATGACGTTTATCAGGGCGAGAACCTCTGGCCAGTCTTACAGGAGATGGAGGGACTCATCGCCGACGGGAAAGTCCACATCGGCGACAACGATTTGCTAAAAGCGCATTTGCTTAATGCGGCGATAAAGATGAGTATGGAACGGGGCCGGGGCAGACTGGTAAAGGTCAGTCCCGGTCTTCACATTGACGGCGCGGCGGCGCTGGCCGATGCTTTCACGGTGCGGCAGAAGTGGTACGCCGACATCGGCAATCAGCTGAAGAATGAGGAGTGAGGATATTGAGCCTTTTTGACAAACTGTTCGGCCACAGGCCACAGCCGAGAGGGCGATACAACGGGGCGATCAAGATGTTCACCGGATACGAGCCGAACTTCAACCGTTTCGGCGGGGACATCTATGAGAGCGAATTGGTGAGGGCGGCGGTGGGCGCTATTGCCACGCACATCAGCAAGCTGGCGGTGACGATGCAGGGGACGGCGAAACCCGCGCTTCAGAACAAAATGAAGCACGGCCCCAATCAGCTGGAGACATGGTCGCAGTTCTTGTACAGGCTGGCGACCATTCTTTATATCCACAACACCGCCTTCATGGTTCCGGTCTATGACCAGTTCGGCGAGATATCCGGCGTTTACCCCGTTCTGCCGGAGCGGTGCGAACTGGTGAGTTACGGCGCGGACGAGCGGCTCTTTCTGCGGTATCAGTTTAGCTGGGGCGAGTGGGCGGCGATTGAAGCCGATTACTGCGGCATCATGACCCGGTTCCAGTACCGGAGCGAACTGTTCGGCGAGAGCAACCGTGCGCTGGTGCCGACGATGGACCTCGTCCACATCCAGAACCAAGGCATACAGGAAGGCGTGAAGAGCGCGGCGACGTACCGCTTCACCGCCACGCTGTCCAACTTCGCCAAGGCGGAAGACCTTGCCAAAGAGCGCAAACGCTTCACCGAGGAGAACTTCGGCAAGGACGCGGAGGGCGGGGGGTTACTCCTCTTTCCTAATACTTACAAGGATGTCAAGCAGGTCGAAGTTAAACCGTGGACGGCTGACGCGGAGATGATGAAGCAGATACGCGCATCCGTCTTCGAGTATTTCGGCGTGAATGAGGACGTTCTCACCAATCAGGCCTACGGCGATAAATGGGCGGCGTTTTATGAGGGCGCGATCGAGCCGTTTGCCATCCAGTTCTCCGAGGTGATGACCCGGATGCTCTTCACATTCAACGAGCAGACGAGGGGCAATCGCGTCATGGCGACGGCGAATCGCCTGCAATACATGACCAACGCCGACAAGCTGAACGTGGCCGCACAGCTGGTGGACCGCGGCATCTTCTCGCTGAACGAGGCCCGCGAGGTGTTCCAGCTGCCGCCTGTCGAGGGCGGGGATATCCGCATCGTCCGCGGGGAGTATTACAACGCCGACAATAAGGTCACCGCGACCGGCGGCAACAATGAAACGGAGAGTGAAAACCAATGACCGAATTAATGATTAAAAAAATAAGCGAGGGACGGCAGTATCGCACTGTCGTGGAAGTGCGGGCGCTTGTGGAAGAGACCGACAGTCGGAAGATCGTCGAGGGATACGCCACCACTTTCAACGAGCCGTATGAACTTTTCCGCGACGGAAACTTCACCTTCCTTGAGCAGGTCGACCCCGCCGCTTTCGACAGCGCCGACATGAGCGACGTGATAATGCAGTACGACCATGAGGGGCGCGTATTCGCCCGCCAGTCCAACGGCACTCTGGATTTGTCCGTGGATGATCATGGGCTGAAGATCCGCGCCGACTTGGGCGGGACTGAGATAGGCCGCCAGCTGTACGAAGAGATAAAGGGCGGCTATACGGACAAGATGTCCTTTGGCTTTACCGTGGCCGAGGACAGACAGGAGGAGATCAGGAACCACGACACCAACGAGGTCACCGTCCTGCGTACCATCACGAGCATCGGCAAGCTATACGACGTTTCCGCCGTGAGCCTGCCTGCCAATAACGCGACCGAGATATCAGCCCGGAGCTGGGGCGACGGAGTGATCGCACGGCTGACGGAGGAGCGCCGTAAGGCTGAAGAGCGGGAGCGCAAAATGAAGATACTCGAAATCATGCTCTCACTTTAAGAAGAAAGGAAACCGACACCATGGAAATCAACAAAATGACCATCGAAGAGATCGAAGCCCGCAAGGCCGAGATCCCCGCCGAGGCCCAGAAAGAGAACGCCGACCTCGACGCTCTGCTGGAAGAGTCCCGTCAGCTGAACGAGGAACTGGAGACCCGCAAGGCCGCCGAGGCCAAACGTGAGGAGATCCGCAAGGCGGTCGCCGCCGGAGCCGGGAAGAAAATGGCCGAACAGGCCGACGAGCAGGTCGGGGAAGTCCGCAACTCCAAGGCGTATGTGGATGCTTTCGCCGATTATCTGAAGAGCGGCAACGACAAAGAGTGCCGCAAACTCCTCACCGAGAACGTGTCCGGGACTCTGCCCGTGCCCGATTTCGTCGACAGCATCATCCGCACGGCGTGGGAGAGCGACGGCATCATGAGCCGTGTCCGCCGGACTTATTTCAAGGGCAACCTGCGTGTCCCCTTTGAACTGTCCGCCACCGGGGCTTGGGAGCATACCGAGGGAACCACCGCCGTCACCGAAGAGACCCTGACCCTCGGCATCGTTGAGATGCATCCCACCATGATCAAAAAGTGGATAACCATCTCCGACGAGGCCATGGCCATGGGCGGCGAGACCTTCGTGCGCTATATCTACGACGAACTGGCCTATCAGATCGTCAAGAAGCTGGCCGCTCTGGTGGTCGCCGACATCACCGGAAGCCCCTCGTCTTCCGACGATGACGAGGTGGGAGTCGCGCAGGTCACTCTGGCACCCAGCGTCACCACCATCGCCAAGGCCGCTGCTTATCTGAGCGACAACGCCACCGACCCCGTGGTCATCATGAACAGGCTCACCGAGGGCGCTTTCGTGGACGCTTTCGCCGCTGGCAACTTCGCCGTCGAC